GCGCCCATAGACTTGCGCATAGTGGACCAAGATCCGTGGTTCCTGCTGCGAGAAATCTATGCCAGCCCATTGCTCACCCTCTTCAGGTAAGAATAGATCGCGGATCATGGGACCGAGCTCTGGGTCGCGGGCCGGTATTTGTTGTAGGTTAGGATTCGACATTGATATACGTCCTGAGACGGTGCCGCCGTCGTCCGATCTAATTTGCGAGATGTGCCCGTGTATTCGCCCATCTTTACCGCAGTGCTTGGCAATCGAGTTAATGAAGGTACCGTGAGTTTTGTTCAGCGCACGTGCCTTAAGTATCATTTGTGGCAGCTCATGCGTATGCTCGGTTAGGAATTGTTTCGTGAACGACGGTGCGCCTTTCTCAGTCTTTGGAAAGGATATGCCAGCGGCGTCGAATGCTTTCGATATGGATTGTGCCGCCCAGATATCAACATTCAAGCCCGTCAGCTTTTTTATGTTGCGCAAGATTTCTTTCTCGCGCTTAACGAGCTTATCTCGAGTTCGCTCGACCTGATCAGTATCCACGCGCACGCCGTTCCACGTCATGTCGATAAGGCAAGGCAATAACTTGTGCTCGAGATCAACAATCTGCCATAGCTCTTGTTTGCTGATTTCGACGGTAAAATAGTTATACAATTCGAGCGCTAACTTAGCATCGGTCTCCGCGTAAGATCCAACAAAGTTTGCCGGTAATTTCCACATCTCTGCCTTTGGATCAACGCCAAATGCTTTTGCGGCTTCGATCAAACCCTTTTCAGATTTTGTTTTATTCATGTATTCAAAGGCGATGGAGTTTAGCGAATAACTGAATCGGTTCTCGTCGAGCAAAGATGCAATCAGCATAGTGTCGATTAGCTTGCCGTTGAGCGTGAAGCCTTCTCGGCGTATCCAGCCCGCGTCATACTGAGCATTGTGCATGATTTTATCTGCAGGGCACTCGAACACTTTTTTCAGCCATTTAGATACCTGACGCTTATCTAAGTTGCCGCCACCCAAATGTCCTACGGGTAAGTAACAAGACCAGCCATCAACGGCGATAGCGTAGCCGACGACGTCCCCGTTCCCTGTGGCCCAACCGGGTCCAAGTGTTTTTATATCTGGGTCGCGTGTTTCGACATCGATGGCTATTTTTTTAGCGTCAGTAATATCGGGTAAGTCAGCGGGTGGACACCATACTTCTGGCGGTTGAATCAATACCATTTGTAAACTCATAACTCTCCTTAAATGTAGTAACAACGCTCGAAGTTCTCGGGCTCAACTATATATAAATTTTTCTTGCTACGCGTGACTGCGACATAAAAGACTCGATGCAGACTGTCGGGATCGACCATCTGATGATCCGCCGCGGCGCTACTTATGTCCTGCAATACAACTACGTTTTCTGCTTCGCCACCTTTTGCGCCGTGGATCGTGGACACTTTTATGCGGGGCTCTGATAATATTTTTTCACCGCGACGTAACAACGCGGTCAGATATGCGCGGTCTTCTTGCGGTATCATTTTTAGCGCATCAGACCAAATTAATTCTGGATCGACCACAAGACCAAAGTTCTCAACAAGTTCTCCCATTGATACTTTGTCTTCATCACCAAGACCCGGTAATTTCTTAAATCCGCGTTTGACGCCAACGTGACTGAGTATACAGCTATACATTGTTCTCGCTTGCTCACCACTGATTTTGTTACCTTTACGCAAGGACTCCCAGCTCATGACCGCTACCGCTATTTTTGCATCGACGCTACTTGAATTTTTTCGGTGTTCCCTAAAAAACAAACCAAGCGAGCGTAGCTGTTGATAAACTCCTTTTAAGATATAATTAGCTTGCGCAAGTATTAACCATTCTCCCTGCCCTAAGTCGAGGTTCATAACATCGTAGACACGCTCGACATGACCGGGATTATCGTTGGGGTTATATACTTTCGGGAAACGGCCCGTGATCCGTGATGCGATATTCGTTGCGACTTCATGCACTGCCGCAGGTACTCGATAGGATTGTGACAGTGTTTCAACGCCGCCATCGAGTCCGATAAAGTGATCAACGTCAGCACCTGCCCATTTATAAATAGCCTGATCGTCATCACCAGCACAATACATTTTCTTAGACTTACTATCGATTATATGTGCTATCTCCCATTGAAGCGGCGAAAGGTCTTGCGCTTCATCTAAAAAAGTAAGTTCAAAGTGCGGGCAATCTTCATGACCCTCTTTAACAAACATCTCAAGCATATCGGTGAAGTCATACAAGTTGAACGCTTTCTTAAACTCACGATATGAAGCGTCAATATAATTCACCATGATCCAATCCTGAGATAGGTTGGATAAATCGTATTGCCTGCGCAATGGAACTTTGCGTAATCGGGCAAGGTTGATCAAATTCAATACGGGGTGCGTGGTGCGCGTGATAGCCCCAAAATCGGAGTCATCCTCTTGAGCAGGACTGAAATCAACGCCGATGGCTTTTCCTAACTGTTTGAAGTGTTCCATTTGCATGATTTGATCGGTTTGGATATCAGACACGGACAAAGCAAGGCTATGCAGGGTGCGGAAGTAAATTAGATCTCTATCAGGGTCTAAGTTAAATCTCTTAACTGCACGCTCTTTTGCTTCGGTCGCGGCCTTTTTTGTAAATGCTAAAAAAGCGATGGATAACGGTCCAACACCAGAGTCTAATGCTTTATCCACCATGTTTAACAGGGTGGTTGTTTTACCCGTCCCGGGCGGACCAAATATCCTAAACATCCTTCTTTATTTTCTCTACAATTTGTCGCACACGTTCGCGAGATATACCATAACGTTTACCAATTGCAGTAAAAGTCATTTTCATCTCATCATACAAACGATAGATTTCAGCATCTCTTTCGCTGTTATCAGTTCTCGACATCTTCTAATACCTCCTTCGGTTTTCTTAGTGAAATAAAAGTGGGTGTGCCTTCTCCTACGTAAGCACCTAAAACGTTGTAATCCATAAATTCTTCAGCCTCGGCCAAAGACATCTTGTCTCCCCTGACCAAAATCCTACAACACTTGTCATAGTCATAAGCAATGATGTCCTCCTGCCCAAAGCGAGAGGCTATCCCAATAATTGCGTCATCAAAACCATCGGCTTTCATCATCAGAACGGCTCCTTATCTAAATTGAAATTAGGTGTATTCATGTTAATGTCATTCGAGTCAAAAGCAGGAACACCCCACACTCGAATACTCTTTCCTTTTACCCATAAAAAAGTGCTCTCGCCATTAATGTCGCGTAGACGTTGAGCAATCTTATGCGGTTTGTACTCAAAGAATTTATTCTTACGCAGGTGCGCTTCAAAATCTTTGAGTCGGAAGTAAGTGATATCGTCCTCAGGATCGGTCCACGGTCTGCGAAGCAAGATTTCTTCTTTGTCTTGAGCTTTCTGAATATGCTGACAATATTCCTCAAGGTAATCGTAAAACTGCCCACTGGTTGAAGCATCTTTAGATACCTCGATCACGGCTGTTTCATCCTCTTTCATTTCAGACAGTAGGGTTGATATTCTAGCCTCCCATTCATCTCGTTTGACGCTTTTTGGCATGAAGTTCAATTGCTCCATGCAGGCTTTTTGAAAAGTAGGTTGACTCAGCAAAGCATCGGTATCCAGCTCTAGTGGCTCTGAATTTACGTCCATGAACCACACTGGAGGCTCCGAGTTGTACTTTCTCAAGTTGGCGATTGTCGCGCCCCTAACAAGAGCACCTATTCCAAACTTACGTGTTTGGCAAAGATCTTTATTGCAGTGCGCTTTCACAGGCGCATCGCTACACTTGTATGCGTAGTCTTTACGCTCTACCTGTTTAGCTACGGCGTTGACCTCATTGAGTGGCAAAGGCGGTACAAGATAGTTGGTGTTGTAAGTCAGGATCTCTGTTTCCCAACTATCTGGGTAAGCCTTGCGCAAGTAAACGCCCAAATTAAAAAGACCATTGTTACGACCGCCCTCTGAAATTTGTTGCTTACATAAAATCTGCAAACAAGGCGGTCCATCCGGCATGAGCTCTGTTTTTGATTGCTGGGTTTGCAAAGCAATCAAAGACTCAATGGTCAACGAACGCTTTTCATATAAGCCAAAAAACTCTTCGAGCGTTGCTGACGTGCCGTCATCGTTGATAGCGTAACGTAAACCATCTTCTGCATCGAAGTATGGCATGTTCAGGAAATTACCTACATCACCTCTATCGAGGTGCAGTTTAATCTGCTTTGGGAAAATCTCTGACTCGCCGTAACCCAGCGCTGCTGCAATATGCTGAAGCGTCTTCTGCATATCTTTGGCAGGCACCCAATCTTGCGTGAACAAGAAACAGTGCGCTCCCCCTGATTTTGACCGGCAGACGACCATTGGAAATTCAAGTTTTGCTATAGAGTCTATGAGCTTTTTGTGGTCAAGAGGATATTGATCAATGTCAATGCACCCCCACTTGCAGTTGTTCTCTGCATTGATAGGGATAATCCCTATACCAATTTTACCCGCTAAGTGGCGTTCCCATAGTTGCGTGGTCCGTGGTTCACGTACAAGTGCCGCACGACCTGTATTCTTTCCATTTGCATTTTTTTTCTCTACCTTGAATGTTCCATATGCCTCGTCCAATCCGGCGAATATATTCGCGAATTTTTCGACTGACATGGAAACAAGGGCGGCTTACGCCGCCCCTCCTTGGTTGGTTTAGAATGGTGCGTCTTGAACAGGCTCGTCTTGGTGCTTGACTACAACTTCGTCTTTCTCTACGGACTCACTGAAGACCTTAGCTTGTTGGTAAAGATGGGTATCTTCGATCAGACCTACACGAGAGATGTCCCAACCGTGCCATGCACCTTTTGAATTTTCCTCAGTAATTGTTTTGAGGTGATACACACTTGAGAAGCGTGGCGGTACGAACGGTCCATTTTTGCCCTGTAGTGTAGTGGACGCAATCATACTGTTCCATTTGCGCGACTTCTTGAGCTGTGTGGATTTCATAGCAATGAGCGCGGTCTCACCAATGCCCTCCGGCGTGACGACCAAAACAAAATGCTGGTGGGTCTCTTCGATGTAGCTACCCTCTCCACCGACAACGTATTCTTTATTGTCACCGGGATCGCGTTTTGTTTCTGGACGAGTATCCTGAGAACCATAGATATTCAGTGGTGCACCAGTGCCCGAACCACGCGGCTCCCACTCAATGAATCGTCGCTGATATGCACAAGGTATTACACGTATACCTGTTTTACCTTTGATGATTTCACCGGTGACTGTGTTGAAGATGTCACCCTTACGTGCTTCTTCATTCGAATCAAGTATGGGATCAAGACCCGATAAGATTTTGAGGAAAGGTAACGCAAGATCATCTTGCGTAATGTTTTGGTTACCAGCACCAGCGTGCTCCTCAAACAAGGATACGTCTAGTGTTACGATTTCTGCTGACTTTTTCTCAGCCACTGCTTTAGATGTTGCCATTATTTACCTCTCTTTATAGTTGCACGTTGTCCGACGTATGCGCCGAACATATCCATGGGAAAACCGTCGCCACTTTCTACACGCTCTTTGACGAAAGAACGTAGTGTCATCGGATGTATTTCAGTTTTTTGCTCTGCGACATAGCCACTGCTTGCGGCCATGTGCATAAACTTTTCAGCGTCATCATCTTGACCACGTCCGAACTTGCAGGACACTGTGTTCTTGATTATGTCATCAAAACCGTTATCGCGTAACCAAGCATAGGCCTCTGGTCTGCGGTCCACGGGTATTGATGCGCCGTAAGTTTGTTTAACGTTGACCTCTGAGCCGTCATCCAATGTAAACTTGGATAAGCCGAGCTCAACCATTTGTGCGGGTAGGTCCTCATCAGTAAGTTTGTGAAGCAATCTTTTTGCATCTTTGAGCTGTTGCTCAATAGCTGTAACGGCATTTTCTGCATCAACAATTTTCTTAGCTGTTAATGCAATGCCGCCGAGGTCTGACGGCAATACCTCTTTATTGCCGGTATCAGCCTCGAGCATCTCAGTTATATCATTCATAGTTTCTCCTGTTTTGAGTCGCCGGTTGACGACTTGACAATGCTGAGATTATAGCTATGATGGAAGCATGTCAACCTTTAATTTCAAAACAAAACCATACGACCACCAACTCGATATCCTTAAGACCAGCTACGATAAACGATACTGGGCTTTATTTATGGAGATGGGGACGGGTAAATCAAAGGTATCTATCGATACCATGTCTGCATTATTTGATCAAAAAGAGATCAAAGCTGCACTAATCATAGCGCCTAAAGGCGTTTACGATAATTGGGTCGAAAAAGAAATACCGACACATCTTGCGTGTAATTATCATATTGTTCGCTGGACGCCGTCCAAAAGCAAAAAATTTACAGAAGAGCTCCGGACAATTTGCCTCGAAGAGATGGATTCATTGAAGATATTTGTTATGAATATCGAGGCGTTGTCGACGGACCGTGCTTTCTTAGTCGCGGAGTATTATCTTCGCCACAATCCGGAGAATATGGTCATAGTCGACGAGTCAACGACAATAAAAGGCCGCACGAGTAAGCGCACTAAAAACTGCATAAAGCTTAGAGATGTTTCTAAATACCGCCGCATTTTAACCGGCAGTCCTGTAACCAATAGTCCTCTGGATCTATTTAGCCAATGCGCTTTCTTGAGCAAGCTTGCTCTTGGAGATACTGCAAAAAGCTACAATGCTTTCAGCAATCGGTACGCAAATATAGTCCGCATGCAAGGATCTCGTGGGTTTTACCCACAGGTGACCGGCTATCGTAACTTAGATGAGCTAAACAAAATTGTCGACAGCTTCAGTTCCCGAGTCCTCAAACAAGAGTGCCTCGACCTGCCGGACAAAGTCTACGAGATCAGGAAGATTGAATTCACGGCAGAACAAAAATCGATGTATGCGCAGATGCATAAATATGCGCTGGCGCAATTTGATAGCGGTGAGATGACAACAACGGCTAACGTCTTAACGCAAATTATACGTTTGCAACAAATATGCTGCGGATTTCTTCAACCAGACGAAGGTGAAATCCAGCCCTTACCTAACAATAGAATGCCTGAGCTGTTGAACGTTCTAAGCGAAACACAAGGTAAAGTTATCATCTGGTGCACGTTCACACACGACATTATCAATATAAAAGAAGAATTAGAAAAGCAGTACGGTTCAGCTTCGGTGGCCGCGTACTACGGCGCAACTCCACAAGATGAGCGCCAAGAGATAGTCACTCGCTTCCAAGATCCAGATAATCCGTTGCGGTTTTTCATCGGCCAGCCATCAACCGCTGGCTACGGAATAACGCTAACGGAAGCAAATACGGTCATCTATTACTCGAATAGTTACAACTTGGAGCACCGTTTACAGTCCGAGGACCGCGCACACCGGATCGGTCAAACAAGTAAAGTGACCTATATTGATTTCATTATTGAAAAAACCATAGAGGTTAAGATTATCAAAGCCCTTCGCGCCAAGATCAACCTAGCTGAGGCTGTCTTGGGCGAGGGCGGACGTGAGTGGCTTCTATAAAACGATAACCAGTAGCACAAACGGTAAGATTATTGCGAGCACAGACATTACTGTCGCAGCGGATTCGTGGTCCTTGAACATTGTTACTCCAGATAGATAATTGGTTAAAAAGGTATGAGCGTTTAAATCAGGTCGTATCATAAATGAGTTTGCGTATTTTGACAATCCAACTTTGAGGGATTGCTGTTACTCGGCCACCCATATCGACCTCGCCTGAGTCGTCACTCATCTTCGGTGCAAAAGAACCTATCAACAATAATTGATCATTACGCGGTGTTGGTAAAATCCAACCGACGTCCCTGCAGGTGCATACGGTATGTTTTTTGATCTCGCTAATTTCGTGCCATCCGGCCTCCATCTCACAAGCGTCAACCCACTCAACCTCAACCAAATCCAGATTCATCATCGCTCTTGCTCTCCATTGTTGTGACAAGGTTTTTGCACCACCAGTATAGTTCTGAATCGTTAAGAGTATGTTTCATAATGTTCATCCGGTAACAAATAAGCTGAACATTTGTCAAATAATAAGGTTTGTCCGGGTGGATTCTGTCGATAGAAACATTAAGCTCTTGTGTTCCCTCTCCCTTGTACCACGTCATATATTGACCCGTCAGAGCACAGCGACCTTTTTGTTTATCCCATAATTCTTTTAGATGCTCGGTGGTAAGATGCCACTCGATACCTTGCTTAACCCGGCTGTGTTTGAGCTGTGCGCATAGATTAGCTAAATAATGATAAGGGTGCGCAGATTTTGATCGGTTGTTCTTCGCCTGATGACATTCGCGACAATATGAACGGGTAAAGGACTCTTTGTTACGAGATTCTTTCATCTCGAATTGGTCGGCGGGCAACTGTCTTTTGCACGCCGTGCACTCGATCAGACCGGACTCTTTATTGCCCCTAGCCATATGCCCAGCGCGATCATGCCTGCAAGTGAAAGCCAAAATATTTTATTCAAAATACTTTTGCCCACTTCTTTTTGAATCCTAGTAATGAGTTCATCAGCCACCATTTTGGCTAACTTCCTCTGTTCGGCGTCCTTTTCGCAATCGCTCATATCTCCTCCAGAGATCGCACGGTATCACTAGCCCATCAGGCTTGCAATACCTTTGTTTGTAGGATTAGCTAACGCTAGTATGTCATCCTCTGGAAAAGCGGCGGATAACCGAGCCGTGGTCTGCGGGCTGGTTTGCCCGGTTGTTGGTGCAGGTGATGCCATCGAGCTCTGTAGCGGTCTAGGCTCGGGTCTTCGTTGGTCCAATCTTTCATAGTATTCTCCCGCTTGCTTTTTTTGTATTTCTTCTATTTTATTCTCTAATCTTTCGATGCGCGGTGCAGTTAAAGATGGGTCGCGTAGGAATTTTGGAGTCATTGGAGAACTTTGTTGTTCCCGTATTTGTTTTATTGTATTACGCAAGCGTGCCACTTCCTCATCTTCCACTCTTTGCGCTTTGAATTCTTCCACTTGTCTTTGAGCAGCACGCTCTTCTTCTGTCTCTACTGTAGAGGCACCTGCACGAGGTGTTGCGCGAGTTGCTACACGAGCTGCGGCAGTAGCCGTATTAACATAAACAAGATCTTTCAATGAATCAAAAATTTTTCGTGTAGACTGCAATAAATCTTTTTCGTTTTTTGGCGTTTTCAAAGCCTCATAAAGAAGCTCTGGATTGAGTATCATGCGCTGCAACATTTCTCTTTTTTGTTGCGCTGGAGCAGCTAAGAGGATTTGCTGAAGATAGTTTGAACCCGCTTGCGCTTGAACAAGCTCCGCTCCTTGCAACGTACCCGGCATAAAAGTTTTTCCGAATAGGATACCTGCTCGCGCACCTGCTGATTGCGTTAAAAATTTCTTAAAGAAGCTTACATCATCAAAATCTAATTCTACACCACCGCGAGAAACGTCTTTGAGATAAGTGGCAGCGATTCTTTTTGCGGCCAAATTCATGTTAGATGCTTGCTGCTCCGTGATAAGTCCGTTGTTACGCATAAAATTGACTAAGGTATCTTTTTCAGATTTTGCACCGGGTATTTTTCCAAAAAGTGTTTTTAGGTAAACATTGGGTTTGAAAAGATTCATATCGTCAAGATTACCGGACTTTTCATAAACATAATCAAAAAGTAGGTTTCTAACCGCAAGTTTAAGATCTTCTGGGGAAGCATTAAGCATCTCATCTGTTATACCTAATTCCTTTGCTCCTTCTGGCCCCAGTCGATCCGCTCTAAGCCTTGCTTGTCTCTGACTATTTTTGGCTAAAGTGATCAAGCGGTTAAGTTCTTTAATTGGGTCATCGGCGGTATCAATCGCTGCTGTAATTGCTTTTACGGGGTTTGCCATCCTCGTAAGATCTGAAAATAATTTTATGTTAGATCGTCTTTTATTAACGACCTCTTGATATTTTTTCACGTGATTAAAATAGTCGAACGCGTCTGAAGAGCTTCTAATCAAACTCTTAACATCCGGATATAAATCTAAAAGGTACTCATTTTTATTCGCCCAATCTTGTAAAGCTTTAGCTTGCCTTAGCGCCACCTGTTCCGCCGTACCATCTAGATTATCTTTTGTCCTAAGCATGCTCCGTATGCTGTCAAAAATCACCAGCTCAGTAGTGCTTCTAACATCTTTACTGTTGCCATCAACAAGGTCCTTCGTCAATTTTGCTTCGCTGTATACTAAGCCACCTGTTTCCGGGTCAGTAACAAACTTAGGCACGCCGTCAACATATTCAACCTGTGGTTGTCGATATATTATTTCCTCACCCTGCTCTAACAAATTTCTTTCTCTTTGGAAATTAAGAAGCAGTCTATCGCCCGCTTTTTCCAAAGCCTCTATTCTTGCCGCAACTGGGGTGTCTTGTGTTGTCAAGGCTTTAGTAACTTGATTAGCGTCCACAACCAGCTCGCCATTGGCATTTGTAGTTAGTGCCTTACCACCAAAAGTCCTACGGAAAAATTGATAGTAACCACGAGTCAAATTACGAGCATGCGTATGCTGTGCAGTAACTTCTTCGCCGAAGCTTGCAAGGTCCTTGTCATAAGCGTCCTCCATTATTCTTGCTATACGTGACAAGTTGTCAGTTTTAGTGCTTAGTTCCGCCCCTAAAGCACCCATGAGTTTTCTTGATCCGTTTAGCTCTTTGAAGGCTATTGGCGTGGTTTTTGGTGCATTGCCGTCTATCCCAGTAGCGGTTTGTATGGAAGGGTCGTTCATATCTAAAGGAAGTATCTGCTGCCCATCAGCATCAAATAACTTCGGAGTTTCCATCAAATTATCTATTTCCTCAGCAGATTTTCCGCTATCTGCCTCAATTGCTCGTGTGATTCTCTTCTGTTTTTCTGTGAGATTGATGCCAAGTTTCTGTTGCGTGTCCGCCACCTGTCTTGCGATAGCGTTAAAAACCTGACTAGTTTTTATGGCTGTGTCGATTTCCGTGTCCGAAAGTGGTTCTATCAACCTTACCCATTCTTCGACGAAGTTGGGTATGTTTGAATTTTTTGTAACTTCGGTTACCGAGCTGCCTGCCTCATCAAAGGATGTTTGTGTTCTCTGAAAAGAAGAGATCTCAAGGTCGTTGTATTTGTCTAACCTCTCATAGGCACTCTTTTCTATCCCCCTAAACATTTTATTCTGCTGTCTAAATAAATTTACTAAACGACGTGAAAGTTCCATTGCCTGCTTTTCTGAATCGTTTGGATATGCTTCTTCAACGGCTTTTGATAACCTCTCCATGGCATTTTTATGCCTTTGCGTAAACAAAGCCTCAAAAATATTCGACTGCATATCATTCGCAATTTTTATTAAATCAGGGTCGCCCGTATTTGCGAGATCATAAAGGATTCCTCTTTGTGCAGCGAGAGCTCTTTGAAAAGCTGCTGTTTTTGCGTTATCTTCTTGCGCGCCAGAAAACATTCCGCGCTCTAAAGCCAACATTGAGTTACTATCCACTTCTATACCGGAAAAAATAGGTATGAGAACATCAGGATCTACCCTACCATCTGGTAGGCGCAGATTTTTTGGCAGCCCTTCCGGGTAAATTCTCTCCAATACATCATCACGTAATTTGCCATTTTCATCTAAGTATAGCTCTTCCAGCTTTTTTGCAATCGCTAAAGGATCTTCATT